TGAAGTTATTTAAGTTAAAGGTTAAAGTTTCTTGAACTCCGCCAATTTCAAGGTTTAAAGATAAAGGCGAGCCACTCATATTATATGGCTCTTCGTTATTACTCTCTACAAAAGCTTTAGTTATAGGGAAGTTAACTAATTGAAACCTAGTTTCTCCTCCAGTAGAGTCTTCTCTCAAAGTTTCAAGACCTTGCTTACTAAAGCTTGGTTCAAATCCTGTTCCGTCATCTAAATAGATTTTTACTGACTCTTCTGCTAGAGGTAAGATAACATTAGCAGAAACCACACGTTTTGCCGTATCTGGGTCTACTAAACCTACGATAGCATTTAAAATAGCATTTTTAACGCCTTTAGTTAAGCTATCTCCAGCTGTTTTAACTCTGTCTCGTAAACTGTTATCCGACTCTCGATTTCTTCCAGTAGTAAATTTAGCATTATTTTGAACTCTAGCTCCAGAAAATGGAGGGTTAGAAAAGCTAGTGCTGCCTTCGATAGCTAAAATTGGAACGTTACCATTACTTCCAGCTAACAAAGACCTAACCTCTACATTAGTTACTTCTACTTCTCCAGCTAGTAGATTAGTGTCTTCTATAACTTCAAATAAAATTTCAGGTTGAGCGCCATTAGCTAAAACTCTAACAACTGTTCCGCCTACGATAGTTTGAGTAACTCCTTGTTTTAAAATTACAGTCTCGTTAGTTCCATGATCGTTTACTAAAGCAATATCTAAAGTAAAAGAAAAAAAGTTTACGTTATTTGCCGGAGCTACCGAATAAGTAACCTCCTCTTCACTAGAAGTACCTCTACCTACTATTAAAGTTCCTGAAGTCCCAAATAAAACATTCGAGGCATCGTTTACGTCTAACTGAGTGTCTCCAGCTATAGGAGAACCAGAACCAGCATAAATTTGAGTAGAAACTTTTTGAAAACCCAAAGGTCTTAAAATAGATACTAACCCTATTGTTTTAGCTGCTTGGCCTCTAGTTAATCCAAACTCAAAAGCTTTTAGTTCTAAGTCCTCTTCTGTTAAAGAGTCAATATTAGATAACCTAGAAAGTTGAGCAATTCTATAGTACAAGGAAAAGTCTTGTTGAGCTGTAGCGTTCGTTATAACATCTAAAACTGACCCAGGATTTATATCATTTAATCCTAAAGACGATATTAGTGCAGAAAGCATTTCGGTCTGTATTTGTCTTTGACTTTTTAAGCTCATATTAGTTTACCTTTATGGTTATTGGAATAGGTATATCAATTTGTTTTATTTTTACTACAAAAGATAGCATTAACTCAGAGTTATTTCTTATTAAAGATAAATCTTCCAACGAGTCTATTCTATTGTCTGCTAGTAAAGAGTTAGTTATACTTTCTTTAATTTGATTTAATGGAGGAAACTTATCCCCTACAATTACTCCAGCTCCGACTTGAGGGTAGTTTAAAAGGTCCCCTTTAGTGTAGCTAAGTTTTAAAATTATTTGTTGTGCCATGTTATTAGCACCAGAAATTAAGTCTATATCTCCAGAAGGAGTTAAAACTAGATCAAAATTAGCGTCTATACGTAGGTCAGTGCCTAAAGATTTTTCTAATTCATTTAAGTTAACAGTATTTCTATTTTCTTTACCTTCTGGCACCTGAGAAAACCCATTTATTAAAGGAGCTGGAACTAAAAGAGTTTCTCCTGTTTTTTTAACGTTTCTTAAGGTAGAAGTAGCGTCATCCACTAGATAAGGAAATTTTAGGTCGTTTAATTCAACAATTTCTCCCCATCTTTGAGCATCGCCTAATTCTCTTAAAGCTATTCTTTCTAAAGTGTCACCATTATTTACAGTAATCTCTTTAGAAGCTACAGATGATCTTAGATCAATTTGATTGTCAAATCTTTGTAACATATCGTTTATTCTTTCTTCAAAAGTAGACTTAAAAAGATCGTTTACGCTTAAAATTAACTGAATGGCTATGATAGACTCGTTAAAACCATTTAGGATTTCAATAGCTTGAATTTCATCAATCGTATCGTTAGGAGCCAAAGTTTTAGTTCTATTAAAAAGTACATCATACTGAATAGAGCCTAAGTTTAAGAAGTCTTCCATATTTTGTTTAATTCTAGTTAATTCAAGAATAAGTCTTTCATAATAGCTTCTAGGAAGTTGTAGGCTTAATGCTTGTTCGTCCTCCAAAGCTTGTAAAGTCTCTTCTGGAAATATAGAAGTCGGCAAAGCTTGTAAGCCTTCCCCGAACGAGGTAATTAAACTAGGTCCTAAATTATTAACTGCTTGGTTTATGTCTTCTGGCAATACAATAGCTCTTATTCTAGGGTCTATCGAAGCTCCAACTGCAACACTAGCTTGCTCGTCCTGAACAAATTTTACTATCCCAAAAAGTGACCCTTTAGAGATAGTGGTGCTTAAAGTTCTAGCACTTATGTCAGCTGCGGTAGTTTCTATGCCTTCAAAAGCTTTCGCAGAAAGACCAATAACTCTTAAACCTTCTAATACGTTTATGATATAAGTAGCTTCTACTTGTCTTAAAATGTCTTGAGATCTTAAAAATACACCTCTAGCTTGCTCTATTTTAGCTAAAGCGCTTCCAATTACCGTGTCAAAGATTAAACCGCTTTCTAGTGGCTTAAAGGTAAAGTGAGATAAAACCCTAAAATCTAAGTTATAGTCATACAAGAAAGATTTGGGAGCTTGTCTAGTCATATCGAACTTAGTAAGCTCAACAATAAGAAATTCTCCGTCTTTAAAGTTTTTAAATATTAATCTTACTTTTCTAGCTTTTTCTGGGTCGTTCTTTTTAAACTCGTAATAAGACCTAAACCAGTTTCTTAGTCTAATAAAGACTTCATAACCGCTACGATACTTTAAGTTAGAAGGTTGAAAAATTCCTTCTCCGGTAGACGATAAAGCGCCTCCGCCTCCCCGAAAGGGAGCAATACCAGTAGTTCCTGCAATAGTAAGAGTTTTATAACGATTGCCAGAATGACTTACAGTAGTTCCGCCTTGAGTAGGAGTAATATTTATAGCAAATTCTTCTGATTGTTTAATAGATTGAGGAGCTATCGGTAAAGAAAATGCAGTAAATTCATCTACAGAAGCTCCGTCTTCGGTTAGAACGTCAAAAGTATAGGGAAATATTAATTTATTCCAGTTTCCTTGATCTAATACTGATAAAACTTCAGATGTTCTAGGATTTTTAGGAACCCCAGAATCTGTAGAACTATTAGTTATTTGAGTAATAAGGTTAGAAACAGAACCTGCTATGTTCTCTACTAATCCTTTAATTGGTCCTGTAATATTAGGCAAACTATCTCCTATCTTAAATCTAACAAAATTATATCAATCTAGGCCAACATTAAATCAATAACGGCTACGGCATCTTGAGCGTCTTGAACAAACTTAGGTAAACTAATTAAAGCTTTTTGGTTAGCTTTTAAGGTTATTAAAGTTCCTCCCGAAAAGCTAGCCCTTTGGTTTGCATAATTGTATCGGTATTCGTAGTAATCTTCAGTTCTTCCAGTGTAAGCTGCTAGTATTTGGGCTTCTCTAGCCGTAATAGCCGTGAGCCTACTAGAATTTGTAGCTCCAAGTGACGTTATTCCTGCATTAGATATGTCGGTAGCTATTAAATAGGTATTTTTTAAAGAAATCTGAGAATTATTAACTCCTGTCGAAGCTAGAAACTCTGCCGTTCCGTCTGGGTCACTATTTAAAGACATTTGTAGATTTTGCTCGGTTAATAAAGTTATTTGGTTATTATTAGCCAACTGAAGCTCCGAAACTAACCTATTCATTAAAACTTGAAAAGCCCCAAAAGAAGCCATCTTTGAAGTTCTGTCTCCGTTTGAAAATCCAGAAAACTCATATAATTCTTCCCCAGAACCAATACTAGCTAAAGGAGGTAATATAAAATTAAAGTTAATATCATAAGTAAATGGAGGAGGTATTGGAAATATTGAAGTAAGAATAGAACTTGTTACCTCAATAATACACACTTGAGAAGCACTTCTAATAACAAAAACGTCTCCATTTGATACAGCGGAAGCTACTGGCGAAGTGGTAGTAAGAGAGTTAGAACTTGTAGTTATAGTTGAGGTTGTAGTCAAAGTGTTGGCAGAACCTGACCCAAATCCATTTTGAAGACCATTAGTTATAAAATTCTGAAAATTTACTCTAGTTTGCTCGTTAGAGGGATTAACTAAAGTTCCTCCTCCGTCAAACTCTGGTATTCTAGTTATATTGGTTTCTGGAGACTCTGGAAAAAGCCTTGTTAAAACTAAAGCTGCTAAAATTGTTGGATTTGTTTCTATTATTATGTCAGTTAAAGTATCTAACTCAGTGTTAGTTACTGGACTAGTTATCTCAGTTCCTACTAAAGCAGTAAGCTCGTTGTCATATTTTCTAACTATTTCATCGTTGTAATAGTCAAAAAAAGACTTATACAAATCGTCCCTATCTTCAAAAAAGGGTATCTCAGCAGTTTTAGTAACAATTTGTGCTTGAAAGGTTTGTATAAGATCAACTTTTTGAGCTTTTAGGTTTTCTAAGTCAGCTATTTCTTGAGCTGTTAATATAGGTTTTGCCATTTTAACTTACCTTTACTTTGCTAGAACCAGCTGTAGGTAAAAGACCTACTAATGGAGGAGTAGTAGGAAGAACTCCAGACGGAAGTTGTGGAGCATTATGAAAATGAGAGTCAAATTGAGTTTTAAGTTCTGTGTATTTTACCACTAAATCGGCTATAGAGTCACCTAAGTCAACAAAACCGCTATTTAAGGTTATTTTACCAGAGGCTCCGTTTATTATAAGTTCTGTATTATTAACTTTTAAATTTATAAATCCAGACTGTCCGTTTATCGTAACTACTGTTCCGCCTTCGGTCTCAATAGTAACCACATCGTTTTTACCGTCTTCTGTAATTGTTAAACCTGACTCATACTCTCTAACAGTTCTTTCATCTTGAACAGAAAAGGTTTCATTTAATCTATAAGTTCCGTCAGTGTTTAAACCAGCTACTCTTCGGTAAGTATTTGAGTTAGTGTCTGTAAAAATAGCAAATATCTTATTTCCAATAAACAGTCCAGCCTCAGTTATGTTTAGAGATCCGTAATAATCGTTTTGATCTGTATTGATTTCTAGCTTTCCTGTAGCCTCGTCAAAATTCTTTAATCCTTTGACACTAAAAAAGTAATCCCCAAACTTATTTACTACTTCGGTAGCTCCGTTATAGCTATTTTTGTAAATGTAACCCTCTTCTTGCGTAGGTGCGTGGGACTCTGGGTCTAACTCGTTGCCTAAAGTTTCTACCCCAATTATTACTGGATAAGAAGAGTTTCCTTGAATAAACGAGATGTAAACTATGTCCCCATCTTGGTCCTCTAATCTAGTGCCTCTTAGCTCTAACGTAGAAGGTTTAAGAACTCTATGATAGTAGTCAAAAGAGCCTCCCATAGGATTCATTACTTTACAATTAGATAATAGAGAACCAGATTTTTGTCCTCCTAAGATAATTACATCGTAATATATTTCTGAAGCCTTAGAGTTTTTAGAAATGTTTGAAAGGGAGTCGGCAAAAACCACATTAACGACTAGCGCTCTATAAATTTTAGTGTCAAAATTTTGGTCGCTAATGTTATTTTCTCTAGTAGGTAAATTGGATGACTGAATAGAGCCGTCTGATCTAAATCTCACTTCTTACCTCCTGAAGATGGAACAAAGTCCCCTGCTTGTATGAAAGAACCGTCAATAGTCTCAAAACCTTTTTTATCTTTAAGATCTTTTTCACTAAATCCTCTAGTTAAGTTTAAAGTTTGAGTCCAAACAGAAGTTCCGTTATCCTCTACAATAAATTCGTCTTGATAAGCTTCTATGTAAAATCTTTTACCATTTATATAAGGAACGTCCGAAGCTATAGAAATACATTTTCCTATTTTTATATCATTTCTTCCCACTATTTTTAATGTTCCAGTCTCAGAAAATACTGAGTTTTTCCAGTAGTCTAGTAGTAACTCATTGTATTCTCTAAGTAATACTAAATCAGCTGTTCCTTTTTGTAAAGCTTCATTTCTGATTAAAGAATTAACACTCGTATGCATAGCTCTAAATCCATGTCTTTTTACAGAAGCTTGTTCCGTAAGCGGAAATCTAGTGTCTTTTAAAACTTGAATATTGTTTTCTTGATTAATGTTAGAATTAACTACTGTTACTAAAAAAGAATTATATCTAGAATGGTTCTCTTCTCCTAGAGAAAAGCTAATTATATCACTACCTTCCAAAGTTACACTGGGTAAATCTCTATATAAAGAAATTTTTTTAGCGATAGTTGGATAAGCTGAGTTATTAATTCCAAAAGGAATTGGTCTAAAAATAATATTAGGAAACCCTTTATCGTCTGTCTCAGTAAAAAGTTCATGTAATTCTGGGACGCTTATATTTTTTAAATTTTCCCAAGCATTTCCAGTTAAAAAGTCAAGAGGGTTTGAAACTGATATTCCTGAAGGAGTAGTGGCAAAGTTCTTTTTAATTACTTTGCCTAAAAAAGCATCCCCAAAATTTAAAGTAGTAAATCTTAAATTCCTTGTAGACTCTTCTCCAGTGCTTGGAGTACCTATTAATTTTAATAGCTTTCTCGGTAAGAGCCACTGTAAGGCTAAAGATTCTAAAACAGAACCCTTAGATGTTAGACTAGCTCCTTTTACGCTTTCAGGAAAATAAAATAAATCGTGAACGGTACTAAGAACAACATCAAGAGTAGTTTGTCCTAAAACATCAAGATTTGATTTACCTACTGAGTCTAGAAGAGCTTTTTCGGTAAGAAATAAATTATGCCAAATGTTAGTATCTTCGTAAATAACTCCAAAATCTCTTCCAGAAACTTCGTAAGTTACATCAAAAGCTCCATTTTCGTTTAGACTAGAAGTTACAGCTACTCTATCAACGTAACCTATGCATCTAATTTTAGAAGATGGGTTATTTTGAAATTTATCTATTTCAATAAAATTTGGAACAGTAAGGTCGCCGACTTGAGTCATATAAATTACTAACCAAGACCCTCTTTTTATAATATCTTTCCAGTCTCCAGAACCTACTCCGCCAGTAGAGTTAGCTAAGGTAAAAGAAAAAGTTCCAGAAGGATTAGTCATGTTTTTTGAGAAGTTAATTGAAGTAACAAAAGCACTTATATCAAAACCTGTAGAGTCTGATAAGTCAGAGTTTGTAAGCTCTTTACCTAAGTCTTCTAGTTCCCAACTAAAACAAATAACTTTTGCTTGAGGAACGTAGTTTATTACGTCATTAGATAGTTTTTGTTTTTTTGTTGACATTTCAATACCTTACAGTTTATTTGATGGAGGATTTACTACGGTAGGTCTTTGTACGTTCTTAAGCATTATATTATATTTGTCTCTGCTAGTTAATGGAGCGTTAGGATCTCTTTTAAGTGTAAATCCATTTTTTATAGCCGCAACAATATCTTCAGCTAGTGAAGTTGTTCCGCTAACTAAATTACCAGCTCCTTGAATAGCTAAATTGTCTGCACTTTGCAGTAATAAAGCTGCCGGAACCATTGACTCTCCGCTTATAACTTTTAAGGAAGTAGACATACTATCTAAAATTGTAGTCTGTCCTGCAAGGGACTCGTTTATAGCCGCTAATCCTTTTAATTCTGGAGTGTTGTTTTTTATATCTTCTAACTTTTTATCAAAAGTTTTTTTACTTATTTTTTTGTTTTCTAATTGCTCTAAAAGTCTCAAAGCGTCTAAACCGCCAATTCCTTGCGTTCCAAACATTGAGTTACCGAACTGAGAAGCCATTGCCGCACTTCTAGCGTCTTTAATTCCAGAAAAACTTCCTGACATTCCTAAGTTTTGTCTAGCTTGAGAGGTAATAGCTCCAGCTCTTCTTGAGGCTCCTCCACTATTAGCAGAAATACCAGAATTTTGAAAATCAGATACCAAAGCTGGATCATATCCTCTAGTTATTAACTCATTAGAGTCTAAACCAGCTAGTCCTCCAGCTTCCATAGCAAATTTAGTAGTACCTATCGCTCCTCCGCCTATACCAGCTCTACCAAAAGCGTTTTGAAAGAAAGCGTCAGTTTCTCCACTAGCTCCTCTTATAGAAGAGTCTATTCCGCCAAAAAGTTTAGCACTTTGTTCTACAGTTCTTTGTCCACTTTTGGCAATATCTCCAAAAGCTGCTATAATGTCTGTCGTGCTAGTTACTCCGTTCTCATTAATATTAGAAAGCATATCAGTAGCTGCATCTAAATAAGGTCCTAATGCATCTTCTATGCCAGAACTTAAAATAGAAGCTTGCAGTTTCATTTGAGCGTCATTAGCTCCAGAACCGCCAAAGCTACTTCTTAAAGAACCTGCAACGTTCATTAACGTGCCGTCCTCTAAACCTTTTGATCTTTCAAATCTAGCTCTACCTAAGACTCCCTCTTCGTTTCCGCCTTCTCTACCTAGAAGTCTAGTAGCGTTAACTCTTTTTTCCATCATACTATTAACATCTAAGCCACTATCGGCTAACTGTCTTGAAGAAAAGCCAGATCTAGGACTTACACCTAATCCTTGAAGAGATATATTACTACCAGCACCTTGTTTAAAAGCTGAAACAGAACGATAAGCTATAGAAGCAGCATAAGCACCAGCGGCAGCTGTTATCTTACCAACAATACCTCCGCTCATGCCTCCGCCTCCGCCTGATCCCATGCCGCCCCCTGCACCAGAAGATTTCATACTAGATAATTCTTTAGAAGCTTTAACTTGTTTTTTTAGCTCGTCGGTTATTTTCTTTTTTAATTGTAACTCTTTATCAGAACCTTGAGTTACTTTTTTAAGTTCAACAAATAGCTCTTTTACTTGCTTTTTACTGTCGCCTAAATTTGTTTTTAATTTATTAAATTGAGAGGTTAACTCGGTTTTTATAAATTTTCTTTCCTCGCTACTAAAAACAGTAACTTTTTGGTTAGAATTCATTTTTTTAAGATTGTTGCCAAGCTCCATTATGGATTTTTTTACTTGTGATGTGTCTGCCGATATTTTTAATTTACTCATATTAACTTCCTATTACGTCTGGACTAAAACTTACGTCTTCCATTTCTTCTCTTTTTTTGTCCAAATCATCTTCATTCTTTTTCATCATTTTTTCAGTCCAAGCAAAGAAATCCTCTTCTTTCACAAAAGAAGCTCTCATTTTATCTGCTTCGTCTTTATTGGTATTATAAACATGACAGTAATACTCAATAATTATCTCTTCGTCTGTGTAACTGTCCCACAAAGGGTCTTTATAAGCTATTTTTAAGTTAAAACAAAGAGTAACTTTACAATGATCTATAAAAAGGTTTACAGTCTCAAATCCTTGAGGAAACTTAGTTCTTATGTAAGCTATGGTTTTTAATTTAAAAAAAGGGTCAAAAACTTCACTCACTTTTAGGCTCGTCTTCTGGCTTAACTTCAGGCTTACCCCAAATTTTTTCGACCCACTCGTCCTCAAACTTTAGAACTTGCTTATACACTTCTATAACTGGAGCTTCGTCCATTAGAGCGTATCCTAAGTCGGACGTAGCCCAAAAAGAAGGAAATTTGATTATTGAAAAACGTAAATAAGCTATAACTTCATGGAATTGTTTAGTGGAGGGTTCTAGAAACTCAGAAACGTCCCCATTAAGAAAAGCGTAGTGTTTTGAGACAAAAGCTCGCTCTTTTTTATTCAGGATTTTACAAGTAAACTCACCAATGTATCTATGTTTGGTTACTTCGCCTTGTATGTCTATGGTAAAAGACTTTTCACTGTCTGGCAAAGTGGTCATTATAGCATCTTTCATTATATCTCCTATCTTAAATCTAACCAAATTATATCAATATGAGAACCTTTTTTAAAGTAGTTGACTTTTTTAATTATTTTTGATAGTTTATATATATGTTGAACTTTCTGTACTCCATATTGTTACTAGCCCCTGTAAACTCTTGTAACGCCCCTTCTAACTTTGAAATTAGAAGAAAAATAGCAGTATTAGACACAGGATTATATAAATATCAAGAAGACTCTATTTCTGCCTGTAAAGATGGACACTTTTCCTATTCTTCTGATATTTATGCTAGACATCCCCACGGACCTAACGTATTTGATCTAATATCTTCTAGAATAGATACAAAAAAGTATTGTCTCGTGAGTATTAAGTATTTGGACTCAGAAGAAATCCAAGACTACCTAAAAGGTTTGTATAAAACCCTTAATATTCAAGGACTTGTAGGATTAAACCTTTCTTTAAGCTCAAAAGGCGCAGTATTAGCCGAGTTTTCTATTTTAAAAAAATTAGCTAGTCAAGGAGTCTTAATAACCGTTGCCGCTGGGAATAATGGAGAAATTGTTGATAATAAAAATTGTGATTACTATCCAGCTTGTTTAAAAAAAGAAATACCTGCTTTAGTAGTAGTAGGTTCTAGTACAGGAGTTTATGGTAACATATATACAGTCTTTGATATGGTTTACGAAGATGGAACAAAGAAAGGTTTAGGCAGTTTAACTGGAACAAGCCAAGCTACGGCTATACACACAGGAAAGAGGTTTTCTAAATGATAAAAAAACTTTTTATTCTTACTTTAATTTCCTCTGGCATTTATTTTGTATTTTATAACCTTAATTCCCTAGAATCTATCCTATTTTTGGCTATTATAGGGCTTTTATTAGATTTGAGAGCAAAAACGAATGTTTCTTTAAAAAACCAAAAAACCATAATGAATGGCATTAAAGTTGATTTGGCTACTATTAGGAAAGAAATAAAAGCAATAAAGTAGATTACTCTAGTATCCAACGTATTTTACCACAGTCCCATACTCTATACAATCCCCTCTCTTTTGCCCATTGAGCTTCTGTTAGAGATAGAGGACAGTTTGTATTTTTTTTCTTCTGAGATTGCTTAGAAAAGAAAGTAGAGTCTCCTTGAGTATAAAAATAATCTATAGGAAGATTACTTGCTTTATTAAAACCTAATCTTGAGTAAAGAGTAGGATTAGGAGAGTAGCAGTTATCTGACCAAGTTACTAAAGGTCTAGGGATGTGCTTTAAAAGCTTTTCTACTCCTCCAGTAACTCTATAATCAGAAAAACATACCCTAGATAAGACTAACTTAGAAGTATTTCTATGGTGCTTTCCCCAAGAAGCCGCCAAAACTATCTCACCATTATAAGATAAGCCCAAATGGTTATCGTTGATTTTGGCACCTTGTATATGGTTTTTTTCTATAAATTTAATTAATTGTTTTTTATCGCTCTCTAAAACGCACTTTCTAGCATATATTGTACTGTTTAACAACAAATGTGCTTTTATAAGTCCATATACTGCCGAAGGTCTTATGTTAAAGTGATGCTCCCAAATGGTTAATAGCTTTACCCCAAAATTCTTACAGTTTTTAAATTTATTATAATGAAACTTTTTATCTGGCTTTTTTCTTTCGGAGTGAAAAAATAAGCCGTTAATTTCTATAGCTAAGTTATGATCGGGTAGATAAAAGTCTACCTCGGATACAAAGGGTATCTCTCTGAAATTTCTTTTAAAAGGTATTTTTAGCTCGGTTAAAAAGTTAACAATTAATATTTCTTGAGAGCTAGAAAAAGGATTTTTGTGTACAAGGTCTCTTCTGTTATTTCTATTTACAACATTTAGTATAGTTTGTACGGACCAGCCTAGCTGCTTTAGAGCTTCCTTAGATGTAGGGCTAAAACCTGTTTCATCTAAAAACCTTATTATTTTTGTTTCTTCAGCTTTAGGCATTGAGTTTTTTAGGCTTAGATTTTTACAAAAATCTTTAGGTCTTTTTTTACCAAAGTTTGCCGAACTTTTACCAGAGTGTTCTTTTTTGAAACTACATTTTTTACAATGCTTTTCAGAACCCAAGTCCCTAAAACTAATATGTTCTTTAACTTTGCAAGAGTCGCAAACTCTTTCTACTAAAGCCTTAGAGCCTTTTGAAAGGTGACTTATTTTTATTTCTATAGTTACTGGCTTATCTTTTTTTAAAGTAGAAGGAACCAGATACCCTAGCCCCTCTAGCCTTTTTCTATTTCTTGTGTTTAATGTTATTATTGTGGTATCTTTTATCATGCTTTAAATTATATAATAAATACAAAGGAAAGTAAACTCCTTCGTATTTTATATAAAACTTTTTTGAAACTAAAAACAGTAAGTTATTGATTTTACTGTGTTTTAAAGAATTAAATACCGCTAGAAATACGACCTTTAAAGTTAAAAGTACCTGAAGCTACACCTCTGGCCTCGACAGCATAACTGCCGCCTTCATATTTAACTCCAGAAATAGTTAACTCGACTCTGTCGTCTACTGAGTTATAAATTTCCATAGTTAACTCTGGCTGGCTTAAAATGTCTCTAATATTAACTGCTCGGATACCTAACTGAGTAGAAGCGTTTCCATCAATTCTAAATACGTTACAAGTAAAACTAACTTTATGTCCAGTTTCAGCGTGTTCTGCCACTTCTAATTGGTCCAAAACGTCAATATCAGTTAAAGCATTTTCTTCGTTTACGTTTAATCCGCCAACGTATGCAATTTTAACCCCATTTAATTTTAGAGAACCTTTGCTCCCTGTCATTACTCTACTCATACTAATCTCCTATTTCACTTAAAATTTTATCAAGTTCTTCAAATATGTCCGTTTGAGTCATAAGTAATGCTTTTTCATCAAAAGATATATTATGACTTTTTCCTAATGCGTCTTCAAAAATAAACTCTTTCATTCCAGAGTCTATCTCTTTTAAAATAATTTGTGTTCCTGGAAAGATGCTCTTTTTTACAGTAGTAAACTTAGGAGAAGAATTGGCATAAAATCCATCACTTCCCTGCATTTCGTCGGTAGTATATACCAAAGGTCTCATAACTGTAAGAGGTAATCCTTTAGTAAGTCGCATCTCAAGTAGTTTTACCATAGGAACGTAGGCTTTAGCTAAATACTCTTGGGAACGACTTTGTTCTCTATGAAAGTCTTCTGATTTTTTGACAAAATCTCCAATAGAGGAGTATTTTGACTTCTTTCCCATGCTAATATTGGCGTCCCAAACTACTTTTTTCATAAATCCTTACGCAGACTGAGAAATGTTACCTAGAGTAAAATCTAGTAAAACAAAATCTAATCCTTGAACTGGTTTAATCTCTATCTGAATCCTAGCTGTATTTCCATCAATAGTTACTACAAAAGTGTCTTCTCTAAAACCCTCTGGAGCGTCTATGCTAGAAGTTAAAATCTGAACATCGGTCTGATTTAACTCTCTTAGCTTGTTTCTGATAGCATTTTTTATAGATAAAGCAGCTCCGTTAGAAACTTTTTGACCCACAAACAAAGATTCAACTAAGTTACGAACTGTTTTAAAAGTAAAGTAAGATGCTTCCAATACAGAACCCCGGTTAAACACAAAAGAGTCATCTACTCCATAAGTTGTGTTATCTACTACAACTCTAAAGCCAGTTCCTCTTTTTTCGCAGAAAGTAACGCCATTTTCAATAGCCTCTTCTCCGTCAAGAGCAGTATTAAAGTCGCCTGTCTCTAAAAGAGTATTTGGATTAATGTTATGACCTACTAAAACCGAACGAACGAATTTATTGGTTAATGGCTCACCTACAGTAGTACCTAAACGAATACCAGCTAAAGCGGCAGCTAAAACGTGCGGCTGTGCCACTTTTAAAGTTCCAGAAGCGTCTAACAAAATCATATCCTGCATAACTGCTTGGATGTTAGCGTCTGCAATAGCAGAGATAGCTAAAAAAGCGGCAGCTTTAGTAGCTTCTTTTACACCGACCATTGCTTGAGCTTCTTTTCTGTTCTTAGTGTCGCCTCTCAAAGTTAAATGAGCAGAAGTAGCAGCTAAAACAGAACTTATTGTGTAAGTCGAAGCGGCATCTGTAAAACCAGAAATAGCGTCAGCTATGTCTACAGAAGCGTCTCTAGAAACACATGGTACTAAAACTGAGTAGTCTTGAGCTAAAGAAACTGCAAGAGCTGTAGAAAAAGTAGCGTTAGTTGAAGCACCTTGAGCGCCTCCTGTTAAAGATACGTTCTGATTGTCTGGTAAACCAGCTAAAACCGCAGTCTCAGTAGCTTCTACACGAGTAGAAGTATTTAATAAGTCAACAATTTCTTTCTGAAGTCTTTTTAACACTAACAAAACTAAAATATTAACCGCTGTTACAGCATCTAAATCAGAAGCTGGAGTAGAAGCTCTTGATGGAGTCAAAAGTGTAGCTGTGTAACCAACTTGTGCATTAACTATATCTACTACTTCTTTCATAGACTTTCCAGCTAAAGGAATGTTTAGGTTCAAAGAACCGTCAGTTTGTCCAGTTAATGTAGAAGTCAAAATTAAAGCGTTTCTAGAAGCTCCTGCAATTGTTACAGTAGCCGTGGCAGCGTCTCCGTCATGAATAATGTTTAAAATAGACTGATCTTCGTTCTCACCTAAAACTTCGGTAGTAGAGCTTATTTTAGTAACTGAAACAATTTTCTTGTTAGCAGTAGAACCGTTAGCTACAACAACTGATAGGTTATTATCTTCTACTCCCCAAGCAACACCTCTTACAAGGATTTGATTAGTAGTTTTAAGAAGGTTAGCTGAAGCTTGAGTAGAAGCGTTAGTTTTATAAACTAAAATTCTACCTGCTCCGCCTACTCCTGGAGTAGTTGATGGTCTTACTGAAGCTATTGCAGCGTCAACTAAAGGACCTTCTCCAAATAAATCTATCATAGAGTCAATTCTAGCTGAGTTAAACTCTAAAATGCCTGTAGTGCTTCCTGGAGCTCCCTTAGTGGACTCTCCGACTAGAAATAATACTTCATTAGCGGTTAAACTAGCTCCTGCGGAGTTATCAATTTTAAACTTTGAGTATGCCCCAGGCTTAAGTATGCTTCTGCCGTTGAAAGATTTTTTTATAGCCATTTTATTCTCCTAATACTTTTTTAAAGCTTTTTCGTAAACATCTTTATATTCTTTATCTTTTAAATCTAAATTTTTAGTAAAAAAAGACTTAATTTCAGGCTTCTGCCACGGATTAATCTTTTTATAAAAAACGCAAAAATCCAAAAAAAGGTCTAAAGATAACACAGTGTCTTTAGAGTCGAGTAAAATCTCTTCTTTTTTAACTTTTTTACTTCTTTTCACTTTTAAATTATATCTAATCGCAATCTGCTACATCTATATCAACTGCCACAGAGTCGATAAGATCAACTTCGTCCGATCTCCAAGACTCAGAAACTTTGCCAGTTACAGTCAAAAACCTGTTAAAGACAGTGTCGCCTTCATAGCGCATATCTCTTGTAAAGTCAGAACCAGAGATAGAAGACACTATAAAACATCGGTTTATTAGGTCTTTTTTTCTAGATAACAAGAAAAACTTTATAATTGTGTACAAATACTTAGTGGTTAATGCGTCTTTTGTGTGTATACCGATCAAAATTGATACATTACTATGAGTACCTCTAATTTCTACTACGTCTGCGTTCAAAAAGGATTTTAATACCCCAGCTTGTGCTATATTTACAACTCTATCTGGAGCAATAAAGAAAAACTTGTTTCCTAAGTCATTAGAAATCCCGCTTTTTATTATAAACTCATTTTCGGACCCATCTTCATAAATAAACCCAGTATACACAGAAGCTAGGTTAAAACTATCAGGAACATTAACTTTACCAGTAATTGGGTCGTAGCTACTAGGTATAAAGGCCAAGACTTTCACATATTGAGCTAGATCTGACTCTTCTACTAAAGGCTCTTCGTCAAAACCTTGGTAATCTTCTAAATTAGCCAATCTTTGGTCTTCTGAGTCGCTACCTAACTGTATACTCACGCACGGAAGGGTAGCTTCTTTTAAATGAAAAGAGTGAGCTATAGATATTTCCTTGCCGCTTCCAGTAGTAAAAAACGTTTTAATTTTTTCGACTTCAGCACTACCATATTTACGGTTTGCATAAGGTTTTGTAAGGTCTGCAAAAAGAGAGTCTATAATTTCGGGACGAGCTTTTAAATTAGCGAAACCGTCTCTAATAACTGACTCTATAACTAAATCTGGTAGTGTAAACATTTAAAAATCCTTCATAGTAACTCGTTTACTATTCGTTCTAACTCTTGATCTACAAACTTCTCTACATCTTGAAAGATTTGAAACCCTTCAAAGCCCGGGTGGTTCCATCCAGTAGACTTATCTGAGACCATTCTAAAAGTTAAATATAAGCTAGAAACTGACCCAGTCTCACTTACATATTGAAATTTTACTATATTATTCAAATTTTTATTGTCAGATTTGGCGGAAGCCACTTTACCCCTTACTGCATTTCCTTCCAAGTCTTTAAATATTTTAGTAAGCTTTTGCTCTTTACCTTGTCTATTAATAGCAGAGAGTTTCTTAAAATCCTCAGATAAGTCTCCAGAAGCAGTTCTAGCGTAAGGTTTTTGTTCAAAAGGAACCGCAGCATATCTATTGCCGTCCTTAGACTTTCTAACCCATTTTTCTCCAGACCTAGAGCCTACAGAAACTGTTTTTGAGGAGTTTAAAAGTCTCTCTTTTATAGAATAAGGACCGTAGCCCTCTTCCAACTTTTGTGCCCAATCTGAGTCTAAAGAAATCATCCAGTCCCCAGGACCTAATTTATCAATATTTAAAGCTCTAAGGTAATCTTGTCTGTTTTCAGGACTCATATTCATTTCTTGAACTCCTGACACAATAGAAGAGTAGGCAGCATTGGCTAATCCGTCAATAGCATCTTCTAAAGCCTCTTCTACTCCTAAAGCTGCATCTTCAATACTTTTACCAAGCTCTTCAGCTTTAATTTTTATACTAAAATCAGCCATTGGACAAAACCT